GCGCGAATTACCCGTAAGCGATGTATTTTGCGGAAGGACCCGCGCGGTGAAAAAACGCAGGGATACTTGTTCTGAATCCCTCTTAGGGGGCGCGGGGCGGGGGAGGCGAGGCCGTCCCCAGAAAAACCGCTGGACAGGATGCGAGCGCAGATAAAAGGCTCGGATCTCTGGGTGCGGTTGCTATTTTGCGGTTGCCATTGCATGATCGAAAGCCCTGTAAAAGTTGTCGTCGAGGTTGCGGTTGATGATCTTTTCTGCCGTTTCTTTAAACGGGAATCGCTTTTGGTACAATGGCTCCTTGACGAACATGAGCATTGGCTCAAGTGATGAGCCTCTGAATGATCCACCGCCACCTGTTTGCACACCGAAGTATTGTTTGCGGTAGATGCCTGGCGCCAGATGCTGGGGGGTATTGCGGCCACGTCCGGTCATGCGGCCCTTGCCGTAAGAGACGAAGTACTCATAACCCCTCACGCCTTTGCGCTTGCTGCCAGCCTTGAGTGAGGCTTTGCGCTTGGCTGTGGTGTTAGTGCGCAGGCCACCGACCTCATAGGATTGGAAATAGGCGAGGATCATGACGATGAACCCTTTGGGGATGTTACCGTATGCGTCCAGCTGGCAGCGTTTGCCGGGTGCTATGTACATGCCTATTGGCAGGATGCCTGTCTTGCGCAACGCTGATTCAAAGCGCTTCAGGTTGCGCTTGCCGCCAGAGACTTGCGGCTCAATGAAGTTCGCGGCTGGTGTGCCTCGCTTGCCAGTAGAGTTCTTATCTTTGAAATAGACCGTGGCCGTCAGCTTTGTTTTGTTGGCGTAATCGATGTACAGGGAGTTCTGTGCGTATGGCGTTGGGCGGTCAAGGGTCTGACGCATTACCTTGATTTCTTCCGTCTTCACTTGCTCAGCTGTTTTGTTCAGGGCTTCTTTTATCGCGTATGGCAGCTGCTTTTTCTCTGCGGCTGACATTGATGCGATAAGTTCTTTAAAGCCTTTAAATTCAATAGTTACGTTCATTTTGCATCCATAGGATCACAAGGGCGTTGCTATAATCGTTTAATACAGGCGATTCTCGCGAGCCGGATTTTTGACATGACCGGGGCGTCCTATGCCTTGTCCCTCTTCTGACCCTCTCAGGACAGCACACTTGCGACAGTAGATGCGAGGCTTCACGATAGGGAGTGTTTGCATGCGCACGATATGATCGCGTTCACAGTGCGGGCACTTGCATGTGATCTGGTGCCCGTAGATGCGCGGCGTGTAGCCAGGCCGCGCGCGCTGGATGCGTCCCGTCTTATCGATCATGACTTTGCCCTCTGCGTTGCGTTCAACAGCGATTTCAACATCGTCCAGATCGTCTCCTTGTACCGCTCTTGCTCGGCGCGGTCATGGGGGCCAAAAGTGTAGTCCGGCATCTTGATTGATGCCGAGCGCTTCGTGCGGCGGAATAGGTTTCGCTGTTCGATACTCACCGTGATGATCGTCATTGATCCACCTCCCAGATGACCTTATTCATGGCGGCGATGATGCCGCTCTTATGCGCGGGATTACAATAACCTGTGATCGTGTGCGGATCAGCGTCGCGCTCAGAGACAACCAGATGGATCACCCCGATCTGGATATCGAAATACTTTGGGCGTGTGATGCCTCCATCTTTTACCGCGATCAACTGCATGACTCCTCCTGCGGCGGGTCATCGCGTTTGATGGCCGTGTGGACATAAAACAGCGCATGCGTCGGCGCGAGACCACTGAGCGCGAGCTGAACAATGGCATCCATCGCCCACTGGCCGCACTGAGCGTCTTGATCATGGATTCGCCGTAACAGGCGCTGCATTTCATGTATGGCGTGTTTGTTCATGGCGCACCAAATATTAAGCACTGAACCATGCGGAGAAAATCCTGCGCCTGCGGCTTGTATGCCGCCCAAAGCAACATCCCCGCGACGATAGCGCCGAACATCAGCGCCCCTGAACTGACCGGATTGGAGGATAGATATTTCATGACTTGACACCCTCTTGGACGCGGCGCATGGCCTCTACGAAGCGACGGCGGCGGCGCGTCTCAATCGCCATGTGTCGGCGGCCATTGGCCACCATCATCGCGCACAGGCCCCAGCCCCAGATAAAACCGACTCCGAACATTAAGCAGATTACAAAGATGACCATATTTCCTCCACCCCCGGCGCTTTGCGCCACCCCCGCCAGCGGGGGACAGTTATTTAAAATTGCATTTACGACCGAGATCGTCGTGGAAATACGTCTCGGCGGCGGTGTAGATGATGACTCGGCCTGTGCCGTGTTTTTGGTGCAGGCGGGTTTGTTGTGCCTCCCATGCCGCGTCTTCCGGGAAGATGATCTCCGTGCTCGGGCGCAGCGGCTTATGCTTTGATGCGCCAACAGTCCAGATGGCCAGCAACATGCCAAAGATGATGATGATCACGCCCAGGACGGCTATGATCGTGTTGTCAATGATTCGATGGTCGTCGTACATGGGGCCTCCGTGGTGGTGTTGGAACGGTCACGACCGTTCCCTACGGTTTTCATGTCTGGTGGACACAGATTTTTTAAATTAACTGAATTTCGTCATTCACATGATTGGCAGCAATTAATTTTTTGGCCAGATCGATGATTTTGTTCATGTCGGATTCTCGGACAGGCTCTTCGTTGTTGCGGTTCCGGAATGCGTATTTTATAATGCTGGTTACGGCGTAGTGACGGAAAAGACCCGCTGCCAGATATAGGTCGATTGGCTCAACGCCACCGTCTGTCTTGTAGTGCTCGCTTCCTTCGTTTTTTAACTGGCTCCAATTCATGCCATGCCTCCATTCACATGCTTGATCTTATTAATTCACCTGCTGGCATTCGCGATTAAAGAAGCCCTGAACAAACCTGCGGTGGATGTGGATCCGCCGTGGGCGATGTATGATTTCAGGGCGGTGGGGTCGCCGGACAACAGGCGGTCCATCGCGTGGATCAGGGCGATTTCATCGACGCGGCCGATGCCCATCTGGGTCTCGATCTCGATGATGCGTGACGATAGCTCCGACACCATCGCCTCCAGAGCTTTTATTTTTTGTTCGGCGTTCATGGCTTGGCCCAATTGACTCGGAAAAGGTTGTGGGTGGCCACGGCCATGTAGGCCGCGTATTCATAATCGGAGTTGCCGCCGTAGTGATTCGACCAATACAAATCGCCTTGCTTGTGGTTTAGCGCCGGATAGACGGCCGTTTCGACCCATGCCGCCACCACATATCCGCGCGTGAAATCGGTCTGGCGCGTCCACGGGATGGACGTCAGCGCCAATCCTACAGCGTGTTGTAGCGCAAAGCCCACCTGATTGAACTCGCGCAACTGCTTTGTGGATGCCGGCCCGATAACCTCGCGGCAGCCATCCTGATAAATGCTGATCCCATTGGCCGCGGCATACGCATAATGACCGCCCACATGGACGGCAATCGACGTCGCAGCGCCCATGACTACCATCTTCCAGTCTGCCTCTTTGAACGTTTTGGTATTCACGCCGAAAAAATAGAAATCCCAACCACCGGCGTGAGCTGGCGCTGTTGACAGGCAGATCAACAGAGCGATAACCATGGTGGAGATGGTTTTTTTCGCGATTCCGGTGGTTGGGACAGGCATGGTCTGTGATGCGGCCATGGCGACAGGCGATAGGCAACGGTCAAACCATGTTCGCCAGATGCAGCCGCCGCCGATGAAGCTCGGCGTGTAGTGCGCGCAGGATGGCTCATTGCCAAACGTGCCGGCGGTGCATTGATTATGGATGCAGAAGCTCATCATTTATTGCCCTCCAGCGAGGCCGCGATGCGGATCAAGGTCTTCATCTGCTGATCGATGGATTTAATGCCGTCAACAATATGGTTTTTAAGTTTTTCGGGTGATTTTTTGTCTGGGCGCTCAAAGCCGAATTCGTCGCAAAGATAATAAAGGAAATCCTCTGGCCGGGTTTCGCGCAGTATGGTTAAAAGGTTTTCCAGATTGACGTGTACATCTGTGTTCTCCGGCGATAAAGCCCGTGAAAGTAAGGACTTTGCCGTCTCAGGCTGGCGACCCGGCCAGAGGGCCTCCGCAATGTGCTTTTTGGTTTTTCCGCTGAGCGCGATAGATTTCTCCAGCGCGTCGTATGGTCCGTCGTAAAAAAGATGTTCAGTTTGGGATTTCATGCCTTAAATCCTCTTAAACTATGTTTATTGGCGTTTAAGCTCGCGTTTCGGTTAAATTTTTTTCAACTTTTGACGGAGGTGTGTTATGTTGATCATTTTCGCCAGCTACGCAATTCACCACAGACTGTCCATACTGTTCCGGCCAGAACTCGGCCAGAGATACGCCCAGCAACGCCACTATTTTTTCTTGCAGTTCTCTGTTGCGCGTGGCGCCATTAAATACGTGAGTAATTGCGCCCGGGGTCAAATGGAAATATTTTGCCAGTGTGGTCTGGGTATATCCGGCCTTGAGCGTCATCGCTTTGCGGTTGAATAAATAATTTTTATTTGTTATTGTCATATTACCAACTTTCGATGTTGTGTTAGCTGTATAAAATAATTTTATCACTCTGTCAAGATAATTTTTTATAATTATATATGAATATTTTAGATATCATTGATAGAGTAAAAAAATCATGTTCTTACGGAAGCGATGCGTCGCTTGCGCGGGCGTTGAATATGTCGCCGCAGAACTTCAACAGCCAAAAAAAGACAGGAAAAATAAAAGATACTTTGATGCTACACGCCATCGAAAGAGGGATAAACATTGATTGGATCAAAACAGGCCATGGCAGCATGATAACCGGACATGGTAGTTCATCCATTTCAGAACCGCATGCAGATTACAGCGCCTCACACAGGACACCACCTGAGAGCTCATATCCCGATCACCTCGTCCACAAAACCCGCACTGTGCTTACCTCTGACACTGTTTTCCGGCGCGCACTCGACAGCAACATCGAGGCCTTCCATGAGGCCGTCACGATGAAAGAGCAACTTGCCGCGACAAAAGCTGCGCTGTCTCAATGTATCGATCAAATCAATTTGCTGAAAAATGAGATTGAATTGTTAAAGGGGGATCGGGACAAAAAGGCGGTTTAGGGTTGTGGTGCGGATTGCGACGCCCGAGGTATCTGTATGCGGCAACTGCAAAATTATTCGTCCATGGAAGGTTTTTATACTGGGTACAATGGCCACTGAAAAAACTATGCGGTATATATTGTCGCTTGGCTTGTTTTTATCAACATAAGATGGAGGACGTTCAATGACTGATATGCTTTTGATCATCATGTTTTTATTTGTTTTGTTTATCGCAATATTTATTGCAATCGCCCGTTGGATTTTCAGAGTAAACCATATTGTTGACCGGCTCGATAAGATTGTTGCTCTTTTAAGCGGGGACCATACAGAAAAACCTAAATCGTTTGTGGATGGTTTAAAAAAAGGGATGAGTGATTAAATGCTCGGGCTGCAAAACCCGACTGCATGATTCTAATGTTTTTAGACGGAGGTTGATATGAGAGTATTTGCATGGGCAATGGTAATCATTTTCTCGTTGATTGGTGGCATTTATTTCGTTTTCGGCCTTGCTTTTTCCAACAGCGCGCCACAACAAGCCGCTGCGGCGGCGACAGGCGCGGCTTTTGCCATTGTGCCGTATTGCGCAGCGAGGGCAATTTCCGCCGCACATGAGATCATTGAAAGCAACAAAAAGCGAGTCGCTGAGAAATAATCATGGCCATTACGACCGTATGCCAATCTTGCCGGGGGCGATCATCTGGGGCGCGTGATTTGTGCCCGCGATGCCAGGGGGCGGATTTGCGGTTTGTGCTCAACTACTGGCCCCAGGGGCGCTATGGGCGGCGGATATACCAGCCCCTGCCGGAAAACGTCACCACGGCCCGGCAGGCGCGAGAAATCGAGGCGCTGTTGCAAAAGACCCGGCATAAAAAGCAGGAAGCGCAACCCGCGCGGCCGTCAAATACGCTGGTGAATACCTTGTTTCCGAAATATCTGGATGATCATTCGGCGATCTATCACACGCCGGCCACGCATACGGACATCTGGAGCTGTTACAATGCGCACTATAAACCCATCCTCGGCGCCATGCGCGTGGAAGATACGGACACGATGGAGCTATACATCAAGCTGCGCAAGGCCGAGGGGGCGGCGCATCGGACGATCAATAAAGAGCTGGACTATTTTTCTGGTTTCCGGAAGTGGCTGAAAAAGAAATACGGCATCGCTGCGCCGGTAGAACGTCCGGAACGGTTATCGCACAAGCGACCCTTGCCGCAGATCCTCGGCATCACCGAAGTGGTGAAGATACTGGCGCACACGGAGCCATTTTATCGGGCGTTTTTTCTGGCGCTTTTTATCTCAGGTCTGCGCATGAATGAAGTCCGCCAACTGCGCTGGCAAGATATTGACCTGAAAAACCGGATCCTGCGCGCCAAACAGAAGGGCGGATCATTTAAGATTTTGCCGGTCAGCGACCTGTTTATTGACGCGCTGGTGGCGATCCGGATGGATGACTACGCCCCGGACCGGTTCGTCTTCCTCAATGAGCGCACAAAAAAGCCCATCGGGCAGGTGCGCAAGGCGTTGGCCAGAGCATGCACGGCGGCAGGGATTGAGCGGCATGTGTACCCGCATTTGTTTCGGCATAGCGTGGCGACGTTCTTGATGGGCGAGAATTTCAGCATGCGGAAGCTGCAAAATTACATGGGACACAGCAAGATCGGCACGACTGAGTTTTACACGCATGTCAACGTGGACGACCTGCGGGCAGGCGAGGAGATGGTAACGAAGGCGATGAAAGCCGCGATGCGCAAGGATAAATCTACCACGAATCATTCAGGGCGTGGCGTTATCTACAGCAAATCCCGGAAAGGCGCGTAAATGTTGAATCACGTCAGGACTGAAAATCCGAGTGTCGACAGTTCAATTCTGTCCTGACCCACCAGTATCAAGGGGTTGCGCAAGCAACCCCGTTTTTATTTTATCTACGGTTATCTACGGGTGCTCGACCGCTCAACCAGATCGGCAATCAACGCATCCGGGTCAAGCGGTTCGTTTTTATCACGCTGCTGCCATATTTTTTCCGCCCAGCACAGAGCATCCGTAATCATGGACCTACGTTCTTCGCCGTGGATTGCGACGTTGCGCTTGATCGCCGCTTTTGTTTCGTCGCTCACATCATAATATTCAGCATCGCGGGTGATGGGTTCAGACTTATCTGCTGACCAGTCTATCTTGCCGTTTACGATTTTCATACTTCCCAGTCTCCAATGATTTCCTTTGCCAACGCGACAAAGGGCGGTTCTTTCATGTAGGTATTAGATTCGCCATGATCGCCAGTAATGACAATTTCATTCTCAATCCACCACTTTTTTATTGCTTCCGCCATTTCGATTGCTTTCTGATCCATAACGCCGTTTTGCTTTTTTGTCGATACCACTTACGCCGGGAACGTCAATTTGACAGTATAGGTCACTGTGTACTGACCGCCCACGTTGATGGTGTCGGTGGATGCCAGTACGTCGCGAGCGCACACCGGCGAATAGGTGTAATTAATATAATTGCCAACCAACAATACCTCCGCTACGGCAATAGCTCCGCTGGAGTTGTTGTTGCATACTCGCTTGATTGTTTGCGCCCATTCTTTCGTTCCAGATGTATAGACAGGCACCTGATGGCTCATTGTCCCGTATGTCATTTGGCCGGCTCCTGTGCCGTGCGCGATCAGGGCATCTGGCTTGTAATCCTCAAAACTATAGGCCGTGTCGCCAGTGCCGAGAATAATCCCGCCCGCGCTTTCCAGTGATGGAAAATGCGCAGAGGAGATGTTGTTGAGATAATCGCCGCTCTGCGTCCTAATTTTCAAAGACCCGGCCCCGCCATCACCGTCTGGACCATAGCCTGTCAAGCCACCGAATGACGCCGCAAATAGTGCATTATAAAAATTCCGCACCCAAGTATGCGACCGCCCATCTTTAATGATGGCCTCGCAACCGGGATTCTCTATCTTCCTACTGACAAAAACTTCGGGCACAGGTACTGATAATTTGATGCCCAATCTTCTCAGTTCGGCAAAATCGTTTTCGCGTTCGTCTTTTTCAATAATGTGTATCGTCATTTTTTATCTCCTTAAACAAGTTTGTAAAGTTTGATATTTACTGCTGTTTGTGTGCCTGTCGTGTCCATCAACTCGCCGGACGGTGCAACCATAAGGTTAAACGTGTCAACGTCGATCACATCGGCGTAGTAGTCGTAATCGTTTTCAATTTCGTTGGCGATCGAGCCGCTTTCGGGAATGAACTTGACAACATCATTATCACTCAGGCCATGCGCCTCAAGCGTTACAACCGTAACCTCGGCGGGGCATGTTACTGTGCAGATGCCCAGATAATTGTAATTGCGCGTGGCTAACTCCAGCGTCGGAACAGGCACAGTCAGATCATCCATGCCGTCCTGCGTGACGGGCGTTTCGTTGACAATGGACGTGACGGGAGCTTCGAGCGTCGGGACTGGGACGGTCAGTTCCGGCACGTAACGCGCTTTGTTGAGCGTTGCACCGCCTATCGCACCGAACCAAGACACGCCGTCGGTGTAGAACTCGCCTGATCCTCTGCCAGGGATGGTCAAGCTGATTCCATTCGGGTCAAAGACGATCCCCTCCGCGATCTCTCCGACGTTGATAATTTCGATTTTAAAGCCTGCGGGAAAACTCCCTGACGGATAATAAAGTTCCGTGTCGCCGTCCGGGTCAAGGATATGCCGCGTAGTCATCGCGCCGTCATAGGCGAAGCTGTCATCGTTGCCGGTCATGGTGGCTGACAATACGCTGACGGTGTTTGCTGCGGCGTTTAGCTCTGCAATCAGATTTTCCAGCGCGGCAAGGCAGGCGTCGGCCATTGGCGCGAAGTTCGTCCGTGATGGCGCTGCGGGTAGAGGCGTTATTGCCATTTATGATCCCTCCTCATTGACGCTGGCATCGCGCCAGTCGGTTCCGTCTGTGGTGAATTTCCGAAAATGTCCGGCGTCGATCACCACACAACATCCGAACGGGTCGAAGGCGATTTCCCCAGATGCTCCTGTGTTGATGATGTCCACCTGTGTTCCCGCCCTCCATGTGCCCGTTGGGGTGATGTCCCGAAATTCTCCGTTCGGGTCACGGAAGATTCGGCGCTGAAAGTCTGCTGTGTCGGTGATGTATTCATCGCCCGTCATGTCGGACACGGACACGGCCAATGTTCGCACGGTGGCAACGTAGGCGATCAACTCATCCCAAAAGTTATAGGCGGCGGGGATGAAGGCGTCGCGCAGGGCCTCCCATGTTGCAGGAACGCTGCGGGCCGGTGCTGTGGGCAGGTCAGTGATAGCCATTAGACGTACCCCAGGACTTCCAGTTCCATTTTGCTGTGGCGGTTATTGATCCAATCGAATTCGTGGTTTTTATATATGCCGTAGATGATATATAAGGCGGCACGCTCAGAACCTACCCACACGACAGGGGTCGTGCGATGAAGGGTCATTTGCCGTGCGATTTCGTCGCGGGCGAGGTTTTTGACTAAGAGGGTGCAGGTCATGCGCTTGGCATAGTCGCGCGGAATGATGCTGGCGACACCATAGGTATCGACGCTGACGGTTGAGTAATCGGTAATGCCGGCGCGAGCGCCGTATTCCAGCGAACCGATTTCAAATTTTTTCCCAATCACAATCAGGCCAACTTTGGCAGGTCCTGCGGTGTTCGAGATGGTGATAGTTATTTCGGCGTCCGGATAGTTGGGGAGGTCACTGGCGGCAAAGTCTATTTTGACCAGATCCGTGGCGAAAACGATTGGCGAGAAGAAATAATCATACCAGTTATCAATGGCGACGTTTTGAACGAGACTTGTGTTTTCGTTATAGACTTCGCCTTCTACGGGGTCGTCCACTGTGATGTTGACGGAGGTGGCGTCGAGGTTGAGAATGGCGATGGAGTCGGTATAGTCGCCTGGGGCGATGGTGTAGGTGATGTCGGCGGCGGATGAAAACGCGCCGAGACCTGTGCCGATTTTAATGCTGTTGACATGCACCTCTGGGGTAATGGGAGACTCGCCTAATAATTTGAGCTCAAATTTACCGTAGGTTTCCGGCGCGGGGGCGATGGCGAGCCCACAATATTCTGTGGTGACATACACATCGTCCAGATAGACGGCGATGGTCGAGGCGCTTGCAATCGTCTTATCCACTTGAAATCGCCATTTATGCTCGACGTCCATTTCCACATCGGACACTTTGAGGTAAAACGAAGTTCCGGCTGTGTCATCAATATACAAGCCGGCGGTGCCCCAGACGATGAACAGCCGCCAGGTTGTATCCCAAAAAAACAGCTCAAACCCGCCGTTTTCAGGCCCTGGGCCAGTATTCAAGGTATCCATCGTGGCAATCACTTCGATGGTAAATTGATCCGGCACGGTGTCAAATGTGCGGTTGATCGTGATTGTATCGGGTGGGTCGGCACCATAAAAACGGAACTGGCCCGTGTCAATCTCGATACCCTCTCCGCCGCTGCCGCTGACTTCTGTCCAATCATCGAGCGATGAGCAATCGTCGTCTAATATGTCTGGGGTGATGCCGCTGACGGTCTGCTCTGCGATTTTTTCGTTAAATGCCTTCCAGCGGTTGACTGTGCCGATGTTTTCCCATTTATCTGTAAATAATGGCGGATAATTGCCTGTGTTTGCGTCTTCGAGCGATTTATAGATGGTATGGACGTTCGGCTCGATGACAATAACAATATCATCTGTAGCGTATGTTGTTGCCGGTGCATATTCGGGGTAGTCGTCTTCCGCCACGTTGGACGAGATTAACCGGGTGTCGTTGATGGGTACAGGCCGGATGATGTACATGCTCATTTTTAGGGCTCCTTTTTTTCGGAACGGTCACGACCGTTCCCTACAATTTGGAACGATTAGAAACCGTTCCCTACGGTTATCCCGGAACGGTCACGACCGTTCCCTACGGGGGCGGGGATCCGTTATGTTCTGACGGTGATTCCTATGCCTTCCCATTGGTCGAGTAACCGCGAGACTTGACGGGCGTAGGTGTTCATCTGGCGGTTGTTTTCGTTGGCGTCGGCGCGGAGGCGGCGGACTTCGGCCACAAGTTCGTCGGTGCCCAGGGCGCGGCGGCTGTCCTGTGTGGATTGGATGGAGCTGGGGCCGGTGTATTCAAGCTCGGGGCCACTCTCGCCGACGATACGATATCCGCCGGGGTGGTAGCCGCCGGACGCGAAGCCGCGCACGGCACGGTTGTATTCGGCACGGGTGGCGTAATCGCTCTCGCGGATGGATGCGCGGGATTTCTCGAGGTAGCGATAATATTCATCGGCGATCTCTGCCAGATCAATCATGCGGACGTAGGCGGCGGTTTGTAGTTCCGGGTCGATGCTCTCGACTAAATTTTTGTAACCGACGCGGTCGCCAGGGAGGGCATAGCCCAGCTCGGACATCGCGCCGGAGAGCTGACGGCGTAGAAGGTTTTGCTTCTGTTCGTCGGTATAGAATGCCTGATAGTAGGTCTCGAACGATGATGTCAGCTTATCCATGCCACCTGCAATTTCAACAAGGGTCTGGCTGAATTTGATGGCCTGGCTGATGGTGCCGGTGAAGGCGCGGCCGGTCATTTCCAATATGGACTGGACGATGTTTTTTTCGGAGACGAGGCGGACGGCGGTCTCGAGCATGCCCTCGTTTAGCTTTTGGTATTGGCCGATGATCTGGCCAAAGAGGGATTCGGCGGCGGTGTCGCCGACGGCGGAGATGTGTTCCTGCAGGGCGCGGTTGATTTCTTCGCCGGTCATGTCTTTGAGGTTGATTTTGGTTTCTTCAAAGATGTAATTCATCGCGGCCTGTGTGTCTGTTCCGAACTGTCCAGCCAGCTCAACGAGCGTTTTGCCGAGGCTGGTATAGACCAGGTCGAACATGCGGGAGACGGAGGTGTCGAGCTCTTTATAGTGGGTTTCGTAATCGAATGAGTCGCCGCGCCAGAATTCGGTGGATGTGCGCCGGACGATGTCCATGTAGCTTTTAGCGTCCATGCCGCCTCCGCCGATGACGTCGCTGAGGCGGCCGCCGCCGAGCCATACGCCGGAGGCGCCCTGGGAGACTTCTTGACCGCCGCCGACGATATCGTTTAAGACCCGGCTTATATTTTCAGCCAGCATCCCTTTGCCCAGCAGGTTGAAAAGCTCATGCGAAACAGCAAACAACATGTCGCCGCCCATCCCGGCGATGGTAGAGGGCAAGTGCGATCCACCGATGCCCCATAATTCCTGCCATGCCGGAGCGACTGTGTTTGTATCGATCCCAAAATCGCTCGCGCCGGGAATGGAGTTCGTTCGGATGAGGTTGGCTACCAGCCCGGAAATGTTGGTGTTGAGCGATTTCAGTTCGTCGTGGATGCGGGAGAGGCGCGTGTCGGTCATCGTGTATGTCCGATCAAGCATTTCGAGCGTGTTCAGGACAGACTCGCTTCCTGTGCCGTAAGCAGCGCCCAAGAGGGTGCTGTTGCCCATGGCGGGGGATTGGCCGCCGCCGGCGTCGGCTTGCGGGTTGAACAGGATTCCGGCGGAGGCAAGCAATCCTGCCATGGAGGCCGCCATGGCGGCGACGCGCACAAACGCGGAGTAGGGATCGCCGCTGCCCTGAGTAGCAATGGCTTTTACGGCGGCGACGATGGTTTCGGCAGTAAGGGCGGCCTTTTCGGCCAGCGAAAAAGCGATGGATGCGTCGTGGAGCTTTTTGCGTTCTTTGGAGTCTTCATCGTAGAGGCTGGAGAGGCTTTCGAACATGCTTGAGATGTTATAGAGCCCGTCCTGTATGTTTTGCAGGCGGCTGGTGGCCAGTTTTTCTTCAAATTCAAGTTTTTTGTCAAATAACCATTGTTCAATATCAGCCTCGGCGATTTTTGCTTCGCGGAATGCTTCTGCATAGCGTTGGAGATTTTGCATTTGCAGATCATAATATTCCTGACCGTTGATATTTAATGATTCATAAAAACTTAACTGGACATCGAGGTTACGCGATTGTGTTTCTGCTGCTTCGCGGATCATGCGTTCCCGTTCGGCCTGCGCTTTTTCCGATGCGGCCAATGCTTTTTCTTCGGCGCGCAGGATGGCATCTGTGTCGTCGGCAAGCTGGGCCTGATCGACCAGCTGATAGGCGGTTTTGCGGATGGCGGCGGGGAGGTCTTTGAAGCGGTCTTTGAGCTTGTCGGCTTCTGCTTGGTTTTTGAGCAAAGCCTGAGACAGTTCATCGAGGCCCTGACTTTCGATTCTGGTGGAGAGGGTTTGCTCCATTTCGCGCCAGGATTTTAATAGGGCTTCGGATTTGTTATCCAATTCAACTACTGTCTCGTTTATGGGCTGGATGTTGCGTGCCGATGCGGTGGCTAAATCTTTAGTGCTGGCAATCATGGCGCTGAAGTTATCGGCGGACTGACCTGTCAATTCGCTTGCGGCGCCTTGCATGTCATCGGCCAGCTTTGCCCACGATTGCGCCTCTTTGCGCATGGCTTCCATGCGTGCTGTCTGACCTGTCCATTCGTATATTTTTGCGCTGGCCAAGCTCATGTATTCCACCATGCGCGGCAGGTATGACACGAGCGACATTGCGCCGGCGGCCAGCCATTGCAATGCCCCGGATGCGCCTGCGGCGGCACGTATGAGGCCCTGGCCAAACACGAGTTTTAGGTTGGTTACGGTGGCACTTAGTTTTTGCATTTTCTCGGACGTGGTTAAGGTTGTTGTATTATAGCGCTCAAGAGCTTCTTTACCGGCGCTGATTGTGGCATTGATGATTGCCATCTTTTTTTCTTTATCGTTTAGATGCTCAGCAGTTTTCCCAAGGGTGCGCGCCATGGCTTCGTTAGCTGGTCCCACTTTCATGACCAGGCCGAGGTTGTCGAGAATCATGGGTGATGCGCGACCGATACCGGTGGCAATGTCGTTAAATGCCTGGGCGGTTGTGATTCCCATATCGCGCGCTTTAACACGCGATATTTCCATCAGCTCGCCCAGCTTCTGGATGGGAATGCCCAGGCTCATGGCACGGTTTGCTGATTCGGTGAGTGATTTGTCATCGATCAAACCGGCTGATTTTTCGCGCAGGGTTGTGTATAGCCGGTCGGCGTCTTCTCCGATGGAGCTGGCCATGGATGCAAACGCTCGGCGTGACTGTTCAAATTTGGCCGCTGCCTCTGCCATGTTCCAGCCTTTGTTGGCCAAATACCCTGCGCCGGCTACGGCGGCGGAGATGCCCAGCCAGTGGGTTTTGATTTTCCCGGCAAGGGTAGCAGTTTCCGACTCGGTTTGGCGCATTTTGCGGCCGAGCGAGTCGAAGGCCTGTGTTGCGCCGGTGGCGTCGGTGCTGATTCTTATTTTAACTTCTTGCTCGGACATTGATCCACCTCACGGGTTTGGAACGGTTCGGAACGGTTGGAAACCGTTCCCTACGATTCGGAACGGTCACGACCGTTCCCTACGAATTGGAACCGTTCGTTACGGTTTGGGTTCTTGGCATTGTTTGCAGGCCCATTCGAGGTGCGGTCCATATAGGGCGGCACATTCGTCTTTCTTTTTTGCGTTGCATCCGGTTCCTTCGCGGTCGCGCTGAGCATGGCGGACGACTTCGTTTTCATAAATTTTCACTTTCTCGGCCAGGCGCATGTCCGGATGCAGGCCCAAGGCGCGGGCGGTGTCCCAGACGGCGGAGAGGTTGATGCCGTAGATTCCGCCGTCTGGGCCGCACAGCCACTGGGTGTTGCAGATCATTAAGAGGGTCCATACGTCCTCGTTATCGGGGTGGATGACGCCGCGTTCCTCGCCGCGCACGTAGGCGCGGGCGAGGTCTGTCAGTTTTTTGCGGCTTCCCGGTTACGCTCTTCCTGCGCGACATCCAGGCTCTGCGCAACGGCCCAGATGAATTCCTTTAATTGCGGTATGTTGAGGATGGCGCGCCGGCTGTCCATGGTGTCGGGCAATGGCGTGCCGTCGTCGTCGCCGATGCCGTCAAATGCCTCAAGCATGTAAGCGGCCAGGGCCTCGTCGAATTTTTCTGAGTCGAGCTTTTCAACCTGTTCCATGCGACGGGAGGTGGGGTTGAGCTCCATGACATACTGGACGTGCGGGCGGCGAAGTTCGCGCAGGGCGTCGCTGGTGAGCTTGCGGATTTTAAGTTTTACGCCTTCGGCAAAGGTGGCCCATACGCCTTCGGGGAGGGCGTTGGGATCGAATTTTTTTGTGCTGATCTTGATCATGGTGGATCCTTTCTGGTGGTTGCGGAACGGTCGGGGACCGTTCCCTACGGGTTTATGCGGAACGGTCACGACCGTTCCCTACGATCCGGAACGGTTAGAAACCGTTCCCTACGGGCATGGAACGGTCACGACCGTTCCCTACGAATCGGAACGGCGGACAACCGTTCCCTACGGTTATGCGGCGTCAACGTAGGCGGCGACGAGGTTTTGGACTTTGATGATGGCGCTGCCATAGGTTGTGTGTTCTAAAACTTTAATGTCCACGGATTCGGACAGGCGCTTGCCGTCCAATCCAACGGGGGAGGTCATGACGGCGCACATGGGGAAGATCATCTCGACCTGATACTTGTACGTTTCGTCATACAGGGCGCCTTCGGCTTTGGCATAGACGCCGAATGTGTCGTTGTCGGTGATGTGCTGCTGCATGATAAAGTTTTTGAATTCGCGGCTGAGCTTAATCATCTGGGTGCGGCCCTGGCGGATGTATCGCCCGGCATAATCGCCACCGGCGCCGGGAACAAACTGGCATTCGCCGTTGTTGGCCAGGGTGTATTCCAGCGAGCTGATTTCTGATGTTAGTGTTTTCCCTCCGACAAAGGCAGAGCCGCTCCATGCGCCGCCAATGTTGACGGTGAGCTCGGAGACGCGCAGCGGGGACTCGACGACGCGCGCGGGGAAGGTGCCCCAGGCGGCCTCGTCTGGTCGGTAGAGGATTTTATATTTTACGGTTGCCTCGGCGGCGCCCGGGGCAACAATGGTGATGACGGCGGGCTCGGCATCGGAGACTGCGGTGTAGGAGACTTCTGTCCAGACGCCGGTGGCGAGCTCGACGACGATGTTTTGCACGTTATCAAGGCGAGCGGCAGCGTTACCGGCTCCGGCTCCACCGGCTACGGCATTGGCGGCAAGCGTCAGGCTGGTTGCGGTGTCGAGGGCTTCGACGGTTTCGGAGACGACGTCATCGGTATATTTGCCGGTCCCTTTGCAGGAGGCGGAGAGCTTAACCCAGGCATCACGCGCAAATGTTGCCGTGACGCTATCGACAAACATGGAGGCAAAGCGGCGCTTGGCAATGGTTTTGCCGTAACGCTGGGCAATGGTAAAGCTGGGGTTGGAGCGGTCGTCATCGAGGTCGCCATCGAGCGGGGTGATGAGGTGCTCATAGCCGTCGCCCTTGGCGCTGGTGGTGATGGCGCCGAGGCCAAATCCCAGGAAAAAGGCGAAGTGCTGGGGCATGGCTTTTTCGGCGTTGGCGGTGTAATTGACCAGCGCGCCGTTGTCGTAGATGTAGTCGGCCTCTTCTTTGCCGATGGTTTCGTTGGAGTTGTCTTCGCGCCGGGGCTCTAAATTGATGACGTCGCCCATGGCGAACAACATGGATGTGTCAAGCGTTTGCTCTGTGTTGATGGCGGTCTCCTTGACGACTGAGACGGCAATTTGGTTGTGTGTTGCCTGGATGCTGTTCATTTTTTATTGCTCCTTTCGTGTCGGGGGGTTCTTACGTTCCGCCCGGGATTATTGTGTCCATTTTGCCGCGTCGTATTCGATCTCGATGGTAAACGACGCGCCCCCCATTATTTTGTCGGCCTGTTCAATGGCCATTTCGACGTTGGTCGGCATGGATGTGTCTTGGGCCAGCCCGCCCCAGGTGTCGTCAACGCCGATGGCTTTGTAGATGTCGTCTATTATTTTCCGGATCTGCGCTGCGGTGGATGCGGCGTTTTTGGATCGGGCGTCGATTTCAACGCGCAGGCGGTGCGTAAAGGCATCGGTCAGGTTGTGCTCGATGACGTCTGAGCGGTCGCGGTAGATGATGGCGTCGAGTTCGGTGTCGGCCAGGTCGCGGTCGAGCCAGTCATAGACATGGGCGCCGGCGTTGGTGGTGTAGCTGTTGGCGACGGTGATGGTGCGCAAGCGTGTGTCGATTGCGGTTATGATTTGTTGGCGAATGCTCATTTTGTTCCTTTCGGCTTTCGGCGCGTTCGGGGAACGCGCCCTACTCCCTCATCACGGGGGATGCATTAATCGATGGTTAGCTCCAAATAGCTGGTGCCCGTGGCGGTGTGGTGCGGCGGGTCTTTTATTTTGTATGTTACGCCCGCAATTTTGATGGTGTCGCCGGGGGCAGCGGCGATGACGTCGCTGGTTTTGGCCTCGCAATATATCCGGCTGGCGATCATGTCGATTTCCGGCGCTGCTTCTTTGTCGAATATCACGTTGATGCTTTGTGGCGCGCCGCCTGCCGGGGTGTAGATGGCGGGGACAGCAAAACCGCTTGTGGCGTCGAAAAATATCGACAGGTCGTCAAGCAGGTGCTGCGCCAGTGTTTTGGTTGTGGCGGTTCCGGCGCCGGTTGCGGGTGTGCCGGTATATGTTCCCGTGCCTGATGCCATTTAGACAAATACCTCCGTGTCTGGATCGGTGAAGGTGTAGCCGGTGCATGAGCGCCAGAGGTAGTAGGTTCCGGCGTCGAGGTAGAATTCAACTATGCCGCCGCTGTCGGTTGTGCCGCTGGCGACGACAACGGTCCCGGCGATGTCGGTGGTGACGGTGACGGTTGCGCCGACTATCGGGTTGCCAGATGTGGCCTCGGTGAGGGAATAGACGCGCAGATTTGAGCCTGATCCGGGGGTTGATAGCGAACCGATGATGTTGCCGGCGGTGCCTGCGGCATACGCGCCGGGCAGGGCGGTTGCCCACGGATCGCCGGACGATCCGGCGGCGGCAATGCCTGCGCCGGATGAGCCGACATCGGTGTGCTCTGACAGCATTTCATCCAGGACGGCGTCGGCGTTTTCCGCTGCTGTGGGGATGGCGTCCAGTTGTGTGTCGAGGTTGGCGGTGGCCAGACCGATGGCAGCCCGGACGCCTGCGGCATCGAGGCCTGTCCCGCCTGCGGGCGCTTGCTCAAGGGCGTTGGTGGTGAGTCGGCGCACGCCGCCGTCATCCTCGGTCATCTCCCAGAGATGGTCGAGCTTGCTGCCGTCGGCTTCCAGTGCGGTTTTGACGTCTGCCGCGCTGTGTGTGCTGGCGCTATCCGTCCCGCGCATGTCTGTGTTCGTCGTGCAGGTGTCAACCAGCGTCACACGGGCCAGCGTGTCCGAGGCCACCAGATAATCGGCGGCGGCAATCGTGCGGGCCTCAAATTCGGACACAGTGGGGATGTCATTAATGAGCGTGTCCAGAGTCGTGCCTGTATCCTCAAGAATAAGGGCCAAGTGACTGCCTGCCGCTTCAATGGCTGTTTTGATTGATGCCGCTGACACAAGATCGGTGTTCGTCGTGCAAGTATCCGTCAGCACAACACCTGCCACCTTGTGCGTTGACGGGTCATAGCCGGTGTCCGCAAAGTCTTTCAGGTCGGTCGCGCTCTGGGCGTCTGACCCTACCGCAACGACGTTTGATGCTGGAGACAATTCGACTTCCAAAAAAGTCGTATCAACGCCAGTGCATACTACAATGAGTTGCACCTTCTTCCCGATCCCGCCGTCAAACGCGGCATCTGGCCAGTCAATACGATACAACCCTTGACCGACATGATACGCTTGATTGTCACCGTGCGCTGAATCAGCAGCGGCGAGTGCTGTTGCATCCGCCTTCGCGCTGATCGCGGCTCGTTCCTCGACATAATACAAATCAATGTCAGTGACCATGACATCCGTTTTGGGGGCATGAGCGGTTGAATCGCGCAGCGTAAAATATGTTGTAACGTCTGTTGATCCGTTTGCGATCTGCATTAGTATTTACCTCCGTTGCGGTCGCCGTAAACAGGGCCGCCGCCTGATCCGCCTGCGGGAATGTCGATTTGGTTGAAAACAGGAAGGATACTTCTGATGGTCGCATTGTCTTCCGTTACGCTAAACCCAGATGTCGCAGTAACGCTGTTAATCGTGTAGCCAGATGGAATATGATGCACTTGTTTTTTAAGCGCCTCAGTCGGGTATGTAAGATAAGCCGAGTACACAATGTCAGTCGTTTGCGCTTCGTAAACCAAATAATATGCCGCTGACGCCGCTAATGTTTTCGGTTTAGGGAAAGACCTCGTTGTAAGAGCTACGCTGCTTGTCGCAGCTCTGTATTGTGCGGATAGGGTAATAGACATATCTGTTGTGGTGTCATCTGCCTTGAGTGTATTCCCGTCCGCATCAACGAGCAAAACCTTTAAATCGTAATCAATGTCAAGGTACATCAGACGTACACCAGATAATCTCGATGTAATACCACAGATGATTTTATTGCCAGCGTATATCGTGGCGTCTGATTTAATTGAAGTCGCAAGATCCGCTATCTGCATGTCACCGGCATCAGGGATCAGATACTCACCTGTGCTGCATTTCAGCGCAACGTTTGATGCTGCCGTTGTCTTCGCAGCGGCAGAACCGCCCAACGCTTCGACAATCCAACTATCGTTGCCTACACTGACATGATTTACGCGACCCTTCCCAATACGGAAATTGCCAGTGCCAGATAGCTCAAATGTTACGGCCAGTGTCGTATTGGATGTCAATGTGTATGGAGTTGTCAACTCAACTTCATAAAATCCCGCTGCGTCGATGGTCTCTGTTGCAGTAGCCCCGGCAGCAATGATACCATTGTATAACCCTGTTGCACTATCTACACTCTCCAACTGGCAAATCAAATCTCCGTTAATTGTTTTAGTGCGGACAGAAAAACATATATGTGTAATTGATCGCGTAGCGCCATCCGGCGTGATGAATACACCGCAGTGACCCACCTTCTCGGCGTTTGCATCGAGTGTTGTATATAGTCCATTCGTGCTATAAATATCGGCCCCAAGGAACATTATAGGGATATTGGTCATCGTCATTTCGTCACCGCCTCTGCGACTACTTTCACCGCCTTAAACTGTGCCTCAATCGCCGCCTTGATTTGCTCAGGCGTTGGGGATTTGGTCAGTGTGACTTCATGTGTTTTCTCGTCCACAATCGGCGTTTCTATTTCGCCTTTTGCCATTGCTGATGCGGTTTTGCAGACTGCGGACAGTTCTGATTTAAACGCTTCGTCCTTTGCCTGAGTGCCGAAAAGCTCGTCACGCATCATGACTGTTTTGCGCGTTTCTCCGTCAATCGTGATTCCGATGGTGACGTGCTGGCAGCCTTTTTCTCCGTATGTGATTGTTGCGCTCATACTTTCACCTTTTGCAGTCCACGCTTGCTTGTGACGCAATTTTTCAGCGTTTCAAATCGCGGCTTCTCAAATAGTTTCGGATGCTCCCGGTTGTCGATTCTTACTCGTCTCAATGCTGTCAATGCGTTGCCCTTTCCCATTCTTGTTATCAGTCCTCTTGGTGCGTAGCTCATGCCGTCTCGCGCCATGTTTTCCGCGAATACTTTTTGTGCCATTTCTTCGAGGTCATTCAAAACCTGTCCGTCATGCGGCGCTTGTGGTAGTGCGGCCAGCCGCCAATCCTCACGCCCGCCCAGACGCATCGGGCGTCGATGATTGATTTTCCCGGGTGCGTTTCTGACTCACTTCTTGACGACTCGTAAATCAGGCCGTCAGCCTCTGCGCGAGTGAGTGCAATGGGATAGTCGATGCAATATGTCGCGTCATGCAAAACGCCCTCGCGGTTGAATCTATCTGCGAAAAGCCAATACAGGACAGGTGTGCGCGGGATTGAGGCTTTGTCGCTCTCAAAGTCCGCCGGGATGATGTGCTTGCGGCCCTGCGTGTCGATATAAATCAGGTCATCGGTCAGGCGGATAATGGTGTGGCCGCCCTTGCGCCCGATTTCTTGATATTGCAGAAGGTTCTGAAACCCGTAGTGTGTCATTGTCCCGCTCCAATTTTTACCCCGTTGATAAACGCCGCGATGATCGGCTCTAATTCCTTCACGTCGAGCTTCGTCTCAGGCACGTCGATCTTGATGCCCTGCGCGATCAGTAGGATGTCGGATTTCAACAGCGGATCATCCGGGAACTGCTTCACAAGCTCCGCGACGGCCAAAGTAAAGGCGATTTTGAGCGCCGTGCTTTCCTTCTCTGCGATAATCCCCTGTGCGATCAGGATGGCTTGCGGGGCAATGTCCGGGTCGTTTTGAGCGACATAAAAGCCCACCCGCTGCGCCGCGATCTGCAACGCGATTTTCTCCGCGGGCTGAATTTGGAGATTGGCGCAACCGGCCAGCATGATGACTGTGATGATGATTGCAATGAGTAGTTTTTTCATTTTATCCCTCCTCGATAAATTCAATGACGCGGTCGCGGCGGCTGGGTTGGGTTTGTGCATACCACTGCGAGGCTCGCATCTCGTTTGCCGCATCGGCCCAGCGGCCTGTGTTGATGGCGGCGATGGCGTGCCGGAAGGTCAGAGCGCGGCGGTATCCAAGCTGAAAAACAAAATTGATGAGCGCCATTTGCCGGGCGGGAGTGAATGATTTAAATTCCGGAAATAGCACATGGCAATCGGCTGTAGCGTGGCGGATGGAGATGTCCAGCAGGCGGTCAATCATGTCGTCTGTGATTTTGCCGTTTTGCTTGAGATAGTAGTCGATATCGGCGGGCAGCGGGTTGGCGTCCAGATTCCAGCCGATGCCGATGGTCCATGCGCCGCCGGTGCATCGGTATTTTTTCTTTTTGCGCCCTTCGTCTTCGGCGAGCATTTGGTCGATGGTCATCACGATTGTCCTTTGATCGGCGCGTCGCAGCCTTTTAAATGATGCGTGGTTTCGATTGCGCGGAGGCGGTCGCTGTGGACGCCTCGGGAATCAAATAGTTCTTTGTGATCGCGCGCGTTTTTCTGGCAGATGTCGGATACTTTGCGGTTGAGCCCGGTCAGGACATAGAGCACTAATCCGTTCAGCGCCGATAATACCGCCCCGATTACTCCCAACAGCAACGCATCCAGTCCCGCCATTATTCCGTCTCCACGATGTATAGTTGCTCAACTCGCTGTTTGGTCATCACGACCCACCGGCCGCGCTCCACTTCGACCAGTATTGCGCCGTCCTGGAGCCATTCGTTGCGATAATAGTATTGCGATGTCCCATCTTGCTCCACCACACAGCGTATCGCGCCAATTCTCGCCGCATGCGCAAAGGGCGCCCGCCTCTGCCATTCGACTGCGGTGATCGGTGTCCGGGGGTAGAGTTTCATTTTTTCCGCCCATCATTCAGGCCCTCTCGGATAGCCCGCCTCTGCCACAAAGCAAAGGCGGGCTAACGTTGACAATTACGGTTTAGGTGAAGGTATAGAGGCAGGCGTGCTGCCAGTAGCCATAACCCACATTACGGATAGCCTTAACGCCATACTGGTGTTTGTTTTCCTTAAACTCCAGTTCCGAGCCTTCGGCAATCGCGGACACGGATACCGCTTCCTCTTCCTGTCTAATCAAGGGCTTGGTCTGGCCGTCGGCGCGGAAACAATAAAATTTCGCGGATGAGGTCAGACGCGGATTGACGGACAAAGAAAACTTAAACCCATCAAGATTTTTGATGGTGTTGCTCTGGCCGGCGGCGATGTAGTCATTCCCCATGACCGACGCAAACGGGCCAAGGTAGGTGACGGGGATTACCAGACGGAAAGCGCTGGCGTCCTCGTTCATCGGCTCGCCCTGGTCGTCTTTGAACCCAAGGATCGCCGCAACGCAGGCCATGATGGCTACTTCCGCTTCGGCGGCCGTCGGAATTGTGGTGGTGGCGGCTGCGCCGGTCAGGTCATTGTCTTGCGTGCCGGAATCGCCTTCGCTGTGGTCGGTATCGAAGAAATACTGCCCGTCGTAGCATTCGCCGCCAGCGGCTTCGCCTGCAACCAGCAGGGCGGTTAAAAGTTTGGCCCAGTGGCTGTTGGTCCGTGAAGCCAGTTCCGCTACGCGCAGCATGACCTGTTTGGTTTTATCGCGGCGGATTTCATCCACCAGAACTTCCATCGTGGCCTCATAGGTTTTATTGACAATGGTGATTCCGTTTTCGCGGAATCCCTTGGCATTGCGGCCGCCGATCCATTCACGCATGACAGGGGACATCCCCAGCCATTTGTAAGTTTCCGATTCCTGGTTAGAATCAAATTGCATTGATATGTCATTGATCCAGGCCATGCCGGGATCAATCGCCAACTTGTTATAAAACTCGCCTATAATGGCGCGACTTCCTAATCCTGATGCTCCCATGATTTATTTTCCTCCTGTTTCTATTTTTTTGTTTAACGGTTTTGCCGGACATCCGACCCATGTTTCGTCCGGCGGGATGTCTTTAGTGACAACGCTGCCGGCGCCAACCAGGGCACGATCTCCGATGGTGACTCCGCATATTACCGTTACGCCCGCACCCAGGCGCGCCCCGTGGCCGACAACTGTTTTCTCCCAGTCGTTACGGTCGGAGGGCGGAAACCGGTCGTTTGTGAATGTGCACCGTGGCCCTATCCACGCTTCATCGCCGATGGTCACGCCTTCGGGGATGAAACACATCGCGCCTATTCTGGCGCTGTTTCCGATTTGTACATGGGCGCCGATCTCCGAAAAGGCTCCCACTTGAACTTTTTTGCCGATTAGCGCATCCGCGTGGACTTTGGCAGGCTCCCACACGACAACACCTTTTTTCAGCCAACGCTCATCTCTGGTATTGTTCATGCAATCCTCTCGTATATTTTTTTCATGGCCTCGACGGTTTCAGATATATCCGGAACCGGCAGGGCCTCACGTTTCGGTACACCGCCAAGCAGAATCATTTTGAGCTGCGCGGCAATAATGCGCTGATCGCCTTCGTCCAGCCAGTAGTCGGCATATTCGTTGCCCCGCCATGAGATGACGGGACAGCCGGCGGCTTTTGCTTCCATGCAGATCCGGTTATGGTCGCCATACCGGACCAGGCCGATGTAATAATCCACCGATGCAAAGGCGTTTCTGAGTTCGCTGTGGTCGAGCGCGACGGACGATATAAAACTGCGATATGCAGATTGGTTGTTCATGGTCAGCGCGCCCCACCATTTGGCCTGGTCAGACGGCAAATAAAGCAGGTGCAGACGCGCCTTGCGAACCTCGTCAAATACCCAAGGCAGGGCAATCATCAAATCCAGCGGCCATTTGATGGTGTGGCAGTTTTCTGCGGTCAAAAGAGACGGTTCGCCATCCCATTTTCCACGGCTTGTGGCGCCTTGCCATTTTGTTAAGTTGATCCCCATGGGGATGCAATCGACCTTACTGTTTTTATCCATCATACTCTGCCAGATAGCCGCATGACGGGACCAGAAGGTGACAACGGCGTCGGATGTCCGCAGAAAATGCGTGGAGACCATCCAGCCGTCGGCAGCGCCATGGCCTTTGACTGATTCAGAAATCGAACAGTTAAATATGACCTCCGGCGTGCCGTGGGCGACGTAAATGATTTTGACTGTCCGATGATCAACCGCGTCAGGCAAATGGGTATGTACAACGTGGATGTCCGCATCGATCCCCTCTGGGACTTCCTGCGGATTATTCCCATCCAGGCATACCGAGCAAAGCCCGGTGGCGGCTTCCGCTTGCGCGATTTCTTCCGCCATCCGGTGCATGCCCGACCCATTTTTTGACGACCAGTGGACGACTTTCATTTAGAACCTTTCCGCTTAGTGCGCTGAGCTCGACACGTGGCTGGTGATGCTCGACGTGCACATCGACGCAATGCTTGACAGGGTTGACAGCGCAAAGTGCGTGAAGGCCACCTGTGAGCTGGAAATCATTGCCGACAGTACCTTTCCGGATCCGATTGCCACCGCGCCGGAATTGTTGATGGTGATGTCACCGGACACGGCTCTTGCCGCGGCAACATTTGATGCGTTGCCGACAAGGATCTGCGCACTGGCCAGGGTGTCGCCCGCCGCCGCCGGTCCGTCGTTGGTCGTCTTGGCAATAAAGGCGACAATTGCGGTATTGGCTGCGACGTAACGATAGACGTTGCCTATGTAGCTGTTGGAGCCCTGGGTCAGCGTGAAGGTGCCATCCGCCGATGCGTACACCGGCAGGCCTACGTCTGTTACCGCCACGCCGGTTATGGTCAGCTCGATTAATCCCTTCGAGATGACACGGCAGTTGATAGCGCCGTCAGTGGCCACTGCGGAGTTGTCCGCCTGGCGTTCGGCAAAGCCGGCAAAGTCGTCGCCTGCCACAAGGCCGCGCGCGTAACCGGACGTCAAGCCGACTGCGGCACCTTCGTAAATTTTTGACGATGCCTTAACGGGCACCGAATTAATGTCGCCGAGTTCATAAGCTCGGGGAGCGTCTGCTGATAAAGCCATTTTTTATTTCCTCCTTTTTACGATCCCTATATTTTTTTTACCGGATCGTTCTGGGAACGATCCCTACATGCAATGACGCTTTTTATTTTCTGCCCAGGATTTTTACCCGGCCTGCCTCTTCGGCTTTTTTAAAGGCCGTATAGGTTTCCAACGTCCGGAATTCGGCGCGGATTTTCGCGTCCTTATCCCACTGCGACTTTGCACGCTCTTCAACCGGGATAGTTGTGTCTTCGGCGGCGGAGGCTGCTGCGGCTTCCGCGGCTGCGGACGGGGCGGCTGCGGCTGCGGCGGGCTTGATTGCGTCCTGATCGAGCTTGGTTTTTTCGGCTGCCCGGACGCGATTTTCGGCAGCGATGACGGCGGCCATAGCTTCGGCGCCGGTGGTTTTCCCATCGGCCTTGAACGCCTCGATCATGGCTTCGTGGCCTGGGATCAAAGCACCTTCGACGGCCCTGATTCTTTCCTGTTCGGCTTTTGCGCCTTCTTTGACGCCTTCGGCACGGCCGATATCCAAGCCCGCCTGCTTTCCTGAATCTACCCCTTCAACTATTCCGGCGGCTTTACCTTCGGCATACGCGGCCTGATAAATTGACGGGTGTTTTGTTTTTAACTCGTTTAAATCCATGAGATTTTCCTCCTGTAATTTTTTTATGGTTTCTGCCAGAGTGGACACACCGTCCACAAGGCCTACATCTACGGCCGTCTGGCCGATAAACACTCTGCCGTCCGCAGCTTCCAGGATCTGCTCCACCGAGCGGCCCCGATAGTCGGCGACGGTTTGAACGAAAACGTAATAGATTTGATCGACCTGATCTTGCATGTATGCGCGTCCTTCTTCGGACAGCGGTTTGTGACTGGAGGCGATGCGCTTATATTTTCCGGCGGTGACTTCGGTGTATTTCTCGCCGAACATTTTGTCCTGTTCGGAAACATCGACATGCGAGGCGACAACGCCGATGGAGCCAACTTCGGTGGTATTCCCGGCGATATATATCCTGTCAGCGGCCGCACCAATCCAGTAGGCGGCGGAGGCCATTATGCCATCGGCTACGGCCACCACTGGCTTTGTCCCGCGCGCGGCACGAATACGCGAGGCCAGTTCTTCCGTTCCGTCCACGGTGCCGCCAGGGCTGTCAATGGCCAGCACGATGGAATGCACGTCTGTGTCGTCCAGTGCGGATTGAAAAGCGTCGCCGATATCGCGCATGGAGGTTCCGCCGAATAGCCAACTGAAAAATGTCCGCGATTTGGTCAAGACGTTGGCGATTTCTATCACTGCCACGCCGCCGTCAACCGAATAGGCTGTGTCAGCGGTTCTTTCTATGGGCTCGGCGGACTTGATGTCGATCTTGTCGCCCTTCATGTGTGTCATGTAGATGCCGCGAATCTCTTGCAATTTGGACGGGACAATCGCCCAGGGCGCTGTCATGATGTCAAGCAGTCTCATTGTCGTCTGCCTCCTGTTGATCTGGGGCGGGTTTTCCATGCATTGCCTGGGCTACGGGAGCCGCCGCCGCGTTTTTCTGTGACACACGCTGCCACATGCCTATTTTTTCCATGAGGGCGCGTTCTTTAACGATACGTGGGTAGTTTTGTTCAAAGTCACCGCCGGTTAATGCGACGGTTTCGGCATCTAGTGTGGATATACCCATTTCGATGCGCCGTTCTGCGGCGGTGACTTCTTTGAGCGGGTCGAGTTGTCCGGGGGCGTCGCCGATCCAGAGTGTTCCGGTGTAGGCTTTGTGGATGCGATGATCACGGAAAAATCCGGGCGCGTTCACACGCCCCAGGGCGACGGCTTCAGACAGCCAGTTTTCATAGACGATCTGACAGAAGTTCGTGGCAAGCCAGGCGCGGCGGTTGCGGAAGAATCGCCATGCTTCTAAAAGGGCGGCGCGGCTGGCGCTGTAGGATGATGAAAAGTGCTGAATCAGAACTTCATAGGGGATCTCTAACGCGACGCCGACGTGCTGGAGGATGGCCTTGACGAACGGATCAAATCCGGCGTTTGGGCGCCCGGGGTTGGCAGTGCTGATCTTTTCGCCTTTGGCCATACCGACGATTGCACCATTTCCAAGTTTGTAATCTTCATCGGATGTTTGCGCGTTTGTTTCATCCTTCGGCAGGAACGAGGATAAATCGTTTGCGCCGGATTCGGTCTCTACAAAAACGGTGAACATGCCTGAGACAACGGCGGCCATGAGTTCGGCTTCGGTGTAGCGGTCAAGCATTTTCAGGGATTCGATAACGGGGGCTAGATACGGGACACCTCGCGTCTGTCCGGGGCGGCGGGTGTCAAACAGGTGGATGACGTTGCGCAGTCCGGTTTTTGCGCCGAACGCGGGGAATGATTCCCACTGGTAGGCTTTGACGCTGGCATAGCGCATGTTGCCGGGATGCTGTTTTGTGATGTGATAGCGGACCGGTGCGCCGTATGAATCTTTTTCTATTCCGGCGACAAGGGTGTCGGTGTCGCTTTTATTGTCGGGGTTGCTGACACGGTCGGCCTCGATAAGCTGTATCTTGGTGGCATACGGGAAACCGCCTCGCGTGAAGCGGGGTAGCAGTGCGAACGATTCTCCGTTTTCAAGCGTTTGGAGGAAAGCCAGTTTCTGGATATCGCCGAAGGTCAGTGTGCGGGCGACGTCGCATTCCTGCGATTGCGCCCAGAGGTTGAATTCATATTCGGTGTTGGCTTCCCAGAGTTCGGCTTGTTCGTCGCTGATTTTCAAAACGGTGCGATCAATACGGGCCTGCAATTTGAGTCCGCTACCGACTACGTTGGTGACGGCGGTGTTAATCGCGCCCAGGGCCAGCGGTGCATTGCGGATGAGGTCTCGGCTGCGGTCGCGCAATGTGGGGAGGTCGTAGAGGATATCGGTGTCGGGATCTGCCCCGCCGGTGGTCCATGATGTCATGGATCGTTTTGATTTTGATGCGCCGGTATATCCGCCGGATATGGCCATGGCGGCGCGGGCACGGAATCGGCGTTGACCGCGCACGGGATCAATCCAGGATACAACCCGGTCAATGATCGTTTCTGGTACAGTGATTGATTTGCGGCCGATCTGGAGTGTTTTGTTCATATTGGGGTCACCCCGCGGACGGACATGCCGGTGCGGCCTGATGATAGTTTTTGGACTTTGTTGTCCCAGTAATCAATATTTGTGCGGATTTCGGCGGCGTGGGCGCGAGTGAGGCTGCGACCGGCGATGGTGTAAGACTGACCGGACGCGACGGCGGTATCCGCCGCCAGCCAGGCGGCCAATTGTGTTTCTGCTTGTTCTAGTGTGATGCCGGCCATTTTTACCCCTCGATGTGGTATTCCTAACTTTCGGGACTACCGTATCATGGGTTTTTTTGGGAAAATGGCTGTCACCGGATTTCGACCGGATTTTTGAGTCATTTCGTGCCCATTTTTATGTGATTTTTATGTGAGATTTTTCTTAACAGGGATTAAAAAACGCGCTTTCGCGCGTTTTTTGGTGGATGGTTTATGGTGGATGGTGGATAGAAAAAGAATAGGCCCCATGGGTGGGAGCATTTTGGGCGGATGTTTAAAAGTGTTCGCGTGGGAGGCCCAGCTTGCGCCGGGCTTTGGCGCACCACATGCGGACCTGTTCGGGACGGCGGTTCATGATTTGAGCGATTTCCCGATATTTCTTTCCGGACTGGCGCAGATCATAGGCTTGTTGTTGCAGGGGGGTGAGGTTCATGGTTTCACCGTAGTTTTTGGCCGACCACCTAATTTACCGTTTTCTGCCGACGATTTTGATTTGCGCTCCGATCTGGCAGAACCGAGAGCGGCGGCGGCAGTTTTAACCGGAGACGTCTCAGCGCGCACCTCCTCAACAGTGAGCGCCTCCCCGTATTTTGATTTCAGATTTCTGGCAATCCGTTTCCATTCATCGCCGCCATGCGCCTCTGCTCGGTTGATAATGTCATGCCGAGCCGCATAGACCATATCAGCGGCCAGCGTGAAACCAATGGCGTCACTCTGATTTTCAGCCAGCATTTTTTCGTAGTGTTTTTTTGTTCTCATGTGTTCTCCATTCCGCCCGCATAGCCGATAGCGCAGCTATGCGGGGGTTAATCGATGTAGTTGACGCGGTAAAACAGTTTTTCGGACTGCAAATATTCTGTGACGATTTCGGGATATTCACCGTTCAGCATCCGCCGTTTGTATTCCCCTAGAGGCAGCCCCGTAGGAAATGACGACGGAGCGATTGTGTTGCGGATAATCCTCTGCAACCGTTCATCAGCGCATCGGGTTTCAATGGGTAGTGACTGCAGTCGTTCAACCTCGGCGCGGCGGCGTGCGGCAATGGCATCATATTCAGCGTTCTCTAATAGCGCCTCATCGTAGGCCTGATTATATTCATCCCGTTGGTACCGTTCATCACGTTCGCGACATTCACGGTCATATTGCTCTCTACGCTCCTGCTCATCGCGTTCCTCTCGCTCCTGATCGGATTGTCCCTCACAATAATGTTGCCAATAATATTTTTTCAAATCATCAGATAATGGGAATGGCTGACCAGACCGTCCCGCGCAATATGCGCTCCATTCTAATTTCTGTTCGGCGTCAGCCTCTGCCATTGCCTGATCGTATTCGATTTTGTCCTGTTTCAATTGGTTCAGAAAATTTCGCGACGGTTTTCCAATAGGCTCAACATCGAGTCCGACGCGATATGTAACTGATGTGTTGCCGGGGTTGCTGTTGTTTTTGGTGGGCTGCAATGCCTCAAACACCTGCCCATAACCGGACAGGCCGGAATCGGCAAACCAGAAACAACGTGATCCAAATAATTTTGTAATGGCCCGTTCAATTGCCTCTGATTTGTTTTCTGTGTGAACTACGGTTGATTTGGTGCCGACTGTTACCTGGTATGCTCTGGTGTACCGTTTTGCCTGTGTCATCTGCCATCCTCCTACCGACCTGCCGCGTGTGGGTCAGGGTTTATGGTTTGATTATGTCGATGGATAATATATAATACCTATCGTTTGGTTTGTCAATGATTATTTTGTAGATTTTTGATTATATTGATTTGGTGTTTTAATATTATGAATTGTTTCGCTTTCTTGTTCACAAAAAAAACGAGGCAACTCTTTTGACATAACACGTATTTGCCACGCCGACGACATTGATTGAAATTTTGGCGATGCAAGTTTTTCAATGATTTTCGTGTCCTCGTTTGATGCACGCTGGATTATCGTACTTTGAGCAGAAGGAGAAGGCGACGGCGTAAAAGTTCCGCCAGAAAATAAACGGATTCCTCCTTTATCAAAAAGCAATTTGTGGCCCAGGCAGTAATCACGATAATTGGCAAAATTGAAACGAACATTCCATAATGGTGTTTTTTGAAACGGGATAAAATGTGAAAAGTGCATTCTGATTGTTATTTGGTTTCTAAGGTCTGCATATAACTCCTGCAATACATCCAGTAAATCAAGTTTTTCTATTTCGTTTTTGTCTTCCCATGGATAACCAGCAATGCAATAGACTTTCACCCGCAATCTGGTGTTTGTCTTGATGTCGTTTGATTTGAGCATTGTATCAATAATATCTTTACGGCGGATCATCTTACGAACTTTGATGCGTGTTTCCTCTGTTATGCCGTCCAGTGCCGTTACGCCACCCCTTAAACACTTTTCCCATTTTAAGCTCTGGAAAAAATCCTCATGCGTAGAAAAACCACTTGAATATTGTGTGGAGGCGTTTTTTTCAGTGTGTTTGTTCCAGTGCGAATAAAAGCAAAATGAACATTTTTGACGGCATCCATAAGCATGCTCATCATCATCCAATCCTTTCGCGCTAGATGCATCAACCTCATATTTCCCCTCAAATTTAGGATCATTGGATTTGTACCAGACGCTTTGATATTCTGACCCGTCAATGATCCCATTTATTTTTCCGTTATCGCACCGCCCAAAATTGGCAGAATCAATATATGGCAATATTGGCCTGATGTTGTTGCAGGCAGGCCCTCCAATATGCACTTGAGCCTTTTTGTTTATGGGTATATTTAATACCAGATTCAACACATCATGGTATGATGTCAATGAGCATAGCACGTCACTATAATTATTGATTGTTTCTGTGGAACAATATTCATAAGGCCGGTTTAATTCTGCTAATATTTTTTTAAATCCTCGGCCAGAAATGCCATCAAAGCTATAGTCAGATCGGCAATCGCGTCCCACAGAAATACTGTTTTTATTTGAAAATACCAGCACGCCGATCTTTTTCATTTTTATATTCCCCACACGAACCCACACTTAGGGCAAGACTGTTTATTTTTTTTGGCGGCCGATTCCGTTGATTCGGAACCAAAATATAATTCGTTGTATTTGTCAAATTTCGCCAGTTCTTTTTCATCAAACCCCATTAGTTCAATATCCAGCGCGGGATCTTCGAGTTTAATTTCTTCAAGCAGGTCTTTGAGCAGGATTTCGTCGAATTCTCCACCGTGTTTGTTGGCGGCAATGTTGGCCTGCTTTTCCTTGCTATCGGGCCAGTCCACTTCGCGGTATGTCAGACGCCCATACGGGGTTTCAACGTATCCGGTGGCGGTGGTGCCGGTTTTATCGGTCTGGGGCTCTTTGATGATCGGCCAGGACGGGTCAAGGTTTCTGGTGCGCTGGTGTCCGCCGATAAGGGTCTTTGTCCTAGTGTTGAATACGATGCCAGACAAATCGCCGAATTCTCCGAGTGATTTTTTGAGCGCTGACAGTTTCTCTTTGCTGATTTTGCGCGGGTTGTAACCCGCCGGTTTTAAATCTTTGACTTTCATTATTCCACCTCTGCGTTTTTACTGTTTACCCTGGTGACTGCCTTGAACCACTCATTGATGTTGTCGCGATGGGCATAGCAGGTGCCGTCCACCACCAAGACAGGCATGCCCATTTTAATAAATTTTTTGAGTTTATAGTCTGTCATTTTGTATTGCTCCATGATTTCATCCTTGCCAAACAAAACAGGGTTTTCCAGCTGTGTTTCCAGCCCACGGATCCGCGCCTGCAATATCTGGATGGTGTGCAGATAGGTGCTCTCGCTGTTTGTCGGTTTTCCGTTTTCGGCCATTATCTCTTAAACCATCCTGTCGATTGCACGCCGGGGCTGATCACGCGGCGTGCGGGTTTTTCCGGGGATGCGTTTCCGGTTGTTGTCTTTTCCAGTTTGTCCCAGTCCACGTGGACGATGCCGGCGCGCAGGGCGGCGGCATAGTTATAGACTTCGCAGTCGAGAGCTTCGTTTCTTTTGCCCGAAGGCAACACCCATTCGAGGCGCGGATATCCTTTGACATATTTGGTCATAAGTTTTTCGGCAGTAAGCTGCATGAAATAATTATCGTCGAGGCCAACGGGCCAATGGTAGCAGCCGGGGCCGGGTTCGTTAATTTTCAGGCGCGAATAGATGATGCCCTTCGCGGTGTCGGAGCCAACAGGCCAGAGCTGGCAGCCGTTGGGGACCTTAACGCCGCACCAGTTGATGTCCACGAGCGACGGTTTGCCGATGACGGGCTTTCCGGGCTGGCTTTGGCCTTTGATGGCAAAGCACTTCGGGACGCGGCGGCGGGTGAAGTTATAAACGTCCTGGGCGTGATGTCCGCCGGAGTCGATGGCGGCAGATATGATGTGCATGGTCTGGCCGCTTTCGTGCTCGTAGCCGCGATTCAAGAGATTGTCTAGTTCTGTCCAGACATCCGGGCGGGACGGGTCGCCCCAGATTTCTGCCCAGTAAACCACCCAGGATTCTTCGTTGCGGCCCCAGGCTTTGATCAACACGGCGAGGCGGTTGTCCTGCGTATCGACGCCGGCGGTCAGGATGTGGGCGCGGCGCGGGACGGTCAGCATTCTATAAGGTTCGCAGCGGGTCTGCAGGATGTTCCATTCCGGCTGTTCGCCTGTCTCTTCAAAGGCCTCGCCGAGCCGCGTGTTTACCCACGTTTTGAGGCGTTCTTTGTATGATTTCGCCTCCAGGAATTCTTCGACGATTTGTTTCCAGCTTACCCAGCCGAGCGGGGAATAGAGGCTGCTGATCTGGTATCCGCGTTTTGTGTTTTCCGGGTGCTTGGGCACCCAGCGGCCACGGTCGAGCAGGTCGGTTTTATGATATTCTTCAATACGTTCTTTGCACGCGCGGCATTGATACCAGACGTCGATGACGCGGCCGCTTTCACCGCGGGTGAATTTGAGGCCATGCTCCGCGCCTTCGCCTCCCCAGTGGAGGCGCTGGTATATTCCGCAATGCGGGCATGGGACTTCGTAATATCGCTGGTCGGATTCATAAAAACTTCTTTCAATGCGCGATATGCCCTTGACGGTCGGGGTGGAGACTTCGAGGATCTTCTTGCGCCGGCCATAACTGTCGGTGCGCTTGCGGGCGAGTTCGGCGGGGTCGCCTTCGCCGTTGACGTCAATCTCGAATCCGTCAACGTCGTCCAGAAATAGAAAACGGATGGATTTCGACCGGAAAAAGGCGCCGGAATTAGAGCCGGACAGGAATATGATTCCGCCGGGGAATTCTTTGGTGTCTATGGTGTTGCCGCTGTCACGCGAACGGCTCTCGCGGATTTTTTCCTTGAGTCGCGGGGTTTCGTTGATGGTTGGCTGCATTTTCTGTTTGCTGTGGTCGCGGGCGAGATCGCCCGTCGGGAAGACCATCATCATGGGGCCGGGCGTGACGTCAACGACGTAGCCGAACCAGTTGTTGCCAAGTTCGGTAAACCCTAGTTGTGTTCCTTTTATGACGCAGATTTCGGATACTGGGCTCATGGGCGACAGGCAGTCCATGATCTCGCGCGCGTAGGGCGTGCGGGCGCTGCGGTATCGGCCCGGTTCGGCTGATGATTTTTTTGGCAATATCCGGTATTTGTCGGCCCACTGCGTGACGGTCAGGTTGGGGTCGGGGCGAATACCGTCATTAAAATATCGCTCATAGGTTTGAGCAGATGTTATCATTACTCAATTCCTCCAGAGCGTTTCTGTGTTCAAGATCAAGGATTTCTTTTATTTTCATGCTGTCTGATTCCGCTGCCAGTATAGGGGCGATGCGGTCCGAGATGTTAAGGATTGCGTCACGCACGGCACGGGCTTTGGCAAAAGCGGCGGCACGAACATCCTGCGCGGATATATATTTTTTTTCTTCAATGTCGTTGCGGCGCTGTTCGCGTTTGATTTTGAGTTCGTTTAGTTTTTTGGTCTGTTCCAAAATATCGCGCTGCATGTCGTCGCTGGCTTCGGTGACGCGCTTACCGGTGGCGATTTGCTTCAAGAACGTGCGGGCGTATTTTTCGACAGCGGCGCTGGTGAATGTGCCGTCTGCTTCGGGAACGATCTTGCCTTCCTTGCGGTGTTGATAGAGGTTTGATTTTTTGATTTTCCATCCGGCATGTTGCAGGTAGGCCAGGACGCGGAACAGGTTGTCAAAGCGGTCGGCGGTGACGCCCCCGCCGATTTCGGCGACGAACTTGTCAAAGGCGTCCTTGGCGGCCTCCATATTGCGCAGGTTGGCGACGCTGCGGTCCTGGTTGTATGACGACATGGTCGCGCCGACGGCGTTAAACAGCACGGCCCCGCGCGCCTTTGTTTCGGCGGGTTTGTCGGTCAATAATTTTTCGAGGTCGTCTTTGGTCATTGATTCAGCCATATAAAAAGGCGCACAAACCCGATGTGGGTTTTGTGCGCCTCTGTTTCTCTTTTGTCAGATGGCGATTATGTTGTTCGCGTCAGGGTTTGATTTTCTCCGTAATCTGTATAAACATCACTTTGCCGTCCTCAACCTTGACCTCGATGGTGCCCCAGAATCCTCTTGCCAGTAAATCCTTGATGATAGTGATCAGCTTCGCCATGAGTTGTCCTTTTTGCTCTTATGTTGTGGTCATCCGGCGCGGGTGCCTCTGCGCCACTTCCCGGAAAAACGTTGCTTTGCCCATGGGCCTTGGCCACCGGGTTTTGCCTTCCCATATCCAGTATGAGTCGATCCGCGCCGGGTTGGCTTGCAGATAATACGTTGTGGTGGTGGCCTGCGGTCCTTCGTAGTTTTCGACCACCACCCGCATGCACAGCTTCGGCCGATCCGGACGAGGCGTGTAATCTTGCGCCAGGCGCTTGCGTTCTTTCCCCGCCCGCATTTTGGCGCATATCTCATTAATTCGGCGGCGCTTTCGTGATTGATAAGATGTGTGGTATGTCGTCATATTCTTATGTTAAATTTCAACACAATCATTCGACGCTGGGCGCTTATCACAGGTCATAAAAGCCTTTACTTGACAGCCAGGAATAACGGCCACAACCAGCCCATCTTGGCTTCTTCCAATGAGTTGCC